TGGCGAGATCAATCAAGCCGAAGCCCTGCTTACGGATGGCGTAGGCCTGGTCGAGATTGCCGCCCGGCTTGGGCGCACATTGGAAGGCGTCCAGAAGAAGCTCAGGGAGCTGGAGTTAACCCCCAAGGTGCGCGGCAAGTGGACGCCAGAGATGGACGCCATGCTGCGCAGGATGGCCAAGGAGGGGCATTCGGCATCCGCTGCGGGAAAGGTGCTCGGCATCACCCGCAACGCCGCCATAGGCCGCGCGCATAGGATCGGAGTCCATTTCCAGAGCAATGTGAATGGGCGTCCGCCGGTCGCTGGGCCGAAGCTTCCGAAGCCGCGGATGGCTCCACCCATGTTGCTCCGTCCCGCGCCGCCGGTTGCGCCCGAACCCATCCGCATAGTGCGCGCTGAGCCAGTTCCTTTCCTGGACACCCAAAAGCGGCACTGCCGCTGGCCTGTCGGCGATTGGGACGTGCCCGTTGAACAGAAGCTTTGCTGCGGCGCTCAGGTCATCCCCGGCATCGCCTACTGCCGCGATCATTTCAAGCTGAGCTGCGGACCTAGTGCAGATCCAGCCAAGCGGCTCCGCAAGCTGGAGGCAGCATGATCCTCAGTTGCTACTCCTGCCCGAGACGGCTCTGCTTTGCTGGTGCAGACCGAGTAGGGACGGCCGTTGCCTTTGGGTGGAAGCTGGTTCTGAGGCGCTCCGGGCATCGCTTCTACTGCACGGGATGCTCTCCGGCTGCCATCACCGACGTGCTCTGTGCGCCGGTAACGCCCCCTGAGCACCGGGCAAGCAGGCGGGAGGCGGCTTAGTGGGAATCAGCGCCGAAACATTGCGGCTGTTGATGGAAGCCGGCCTGAGCGGTGATGACCTGCTTGAAGTGGTGTCGTCGATCGACCGCGACATGGCGCAAGCACAGCCGAAACAGACATCCAATGCAGCCCGCCAAGCCCGATATCGTGAGCGCAAAGCGTTACGGTGTGACGTAACAAGTAACGTAACGCAGACCGTAACGGAAAACGTAACGTCCCCTCGCGCACGCGTAGAGGATATAACTACTAACTTAAAACCAGAACAAAAGAACAAAAAGGAAGAAGGGGCGAACCGTAACGCTCCAAAGAAGCGGGCCACGAGGATCGGCGACTACCTGCCGGACGTGGCTACAGCCACCGGCATGGGCATTCCAGAGCCAAGGGCCAAGCGGGAAGCCGACAAGTTCGTTGATTGGGCTCTCAGCGCTCCTGGCGATCGGGGGGTGAAGCTCGACTGGCCTGCGACATGGCGGAACTGGTGTCGCCGGGTGGCTGACGATCTCGGCGCAACGCATACGACCGGCCCGCCGGAAAAGGTCTTCCGCTTCAAAACCTATGACGAAGTAAGCGCCGAAATGGAGGCCGAAAGTGCCGGAAGAACGCGAACTGAAGACCTACTGGGGGAGCCCCGAGCAGGAGCAGATTTTCGTGAAGAAGCTGCACCGCAATCCTCATTTCCAGCCCGATCAGCGCCGCCAGAAGTTCGACAAGCGGGAATGGGTTCCGACCCCCGCATGGTTGCACTTATCGGCCAGACATCACGAGCACTGGCGTTCCCTCGGTGAGATGAACCGAGGCGTCCCACAGACATGGCGCAGCGAAGACACGGGCGAGGTCGGGTGGTTCTTTCCGGCGACATGGGTGCGCGAGTTCGCGGCTGGGCAAAAGGCCGGCGTTTATCCGCCGCCTCGTCGTGTCCGGTATCAGGCGGAGGAGATGGCATGAAAACCCCGGCAATGTCTCCAGAGCAAATCGCCGAGGCTAAGAGCCTCCGTCAGCATGGAGCAACATGGCTTGAGCTTGGCGGCCGCTACGACGTGGATGAATCCACGGTGCGCCGGGCTGTCAAAGGCGGCAGGGTGCGCCGGCCGGAGAAGCCGAGGGCTTACCGAGAGCGCCGCAAGCCAGCCAGCGAGCTCGAGCGCCCGACATACGTCAACCGTCTGGACTCACAGACCCGCGCCGATGCCGAGCGTCTGATGCGGGAGATACCGCGCGACACACGCGATCTGACTGGGGTTCTCATGGGCGATCCAATTCCGGGTCGGCGGGCTCTGGATGCGAGGCAAGGGGCATGAAGATACATCTTCTGGAAACGAAACGCGATGGTCTCCGCGCTGATGTCATTGCGGCGCTGGAGGAAATCCTGACGCAGGCCAGAGAGGGAACTGTCCTAGCCGTAGCTATTGCGACCGTTGAGACGGACCACGCCCTCGGCTTCCAATGCGTCGTGGGCGATCAATGGGCCCGGCTAGTCGCGGCCGTCGCGTCAATGCAGCACGACCTGATCGCTGCTCAAAGCGGAGACGGCTGACCATGAGGTCCGCGCTGTTTGCAAGGCAACAGGGAGTGCAGGGATGAGCGAGCGGCAGCCTTGGGCTGTTTATGATCGCAAGGGGAAGCTGCTGTTCCTAGACCTTGCGGAGAACGAGGATCACGTTTGGCAAATCTGGCTGGGCTGGCCCAGCAAGGACGACATCGAGGACGCCAAGCATCGCGGTGAGCAAGCGATCCGCGTGTCAGTCACTCCTCGGGGTTTTCTGAATACCGCGGAGGCCGCCGCCTAAATGCCCAAGACCCGGAAGGGACGCCGCAAGAGCATGGCGGTTCGTCATCCCAGCGGACAAATCAAGCGCACCAGGTCGGAGCGCAAGGAGGAAACCATGTCTCCGGCCATAACAGCGCGCCAGCGGCAGTTCGGGGTAACCGCGGCACAAGCCAACGACCCGGCCCTTGGATCGGCCATAGGCCGTCTGCGCAGGGCAGGGGAGATCACCGAGGCTCAATACGAAGCGGGGGTGGAATATGCAAAGCTCAAGGAGCGATATTCGCGTGCCATCCTCGCCGGAGGATTGGGCTCGCCTGCCGACCTGGATCGAGGCGGAGGGCATGACAACCGGGACGGCACGGACGAGCGCTACGTCGCGAGCTGCCGCTCCGCCTATGACGGCATGGCTGCGGCGCGCCAGGCGTTGGCCGAAGCTGATCCCTTGGCGCAGAGGGCCGTGGACCTTTGGGTGATAGAGAACCAGGAAGTGCACCGCGTCATAGGCGATCTGCGGCTCGGGCTGAACGCTTTGGCTCGGCTGTTCCGGGTATCCGAGTGGATGCGCGAGAAGGCCGCTTGACATGCGGCGCGAACCGTGGCAGGCGTTACGGATAGATAGGGTCGCAGCATTTGTCGCTGGCGGCCCTTTTGGATTCTCGGCCTAGTTGGCCTGTCTGCGGAAGCTGCACCTTCCGCCCGTGCAGGGATAACGAGCGAAGCGCGTTAATGGCGTGGGTCTCGGAATAGACAGGCTTACCAGTTCGAATCCGTGGAGCCATCTTCCGGGTGCGCCAGAAAGCCTCGTAGCCTCACCGCTGCGGGGCTTTCGCTTTATCAGGAGCCGTGATGCATTCCATCCAGCTCACCTTCTGCGAGCTGCGCATTCACGAAGGCTGGTGCGAGAGCGTCTTTCTGGACGGCAAGACCTACGGCGCGCTGGCACACGACACTGCCGAGTATCGCGCGCTTGCCGAGTGGCTGGGGTACGAAGATATAACCGCCTACATGGTAGACCACGAGTTCTGCCATCATTTTGTCTCTGAGCATCTGCAAGCTGTGCCGAGTCCGTCGAAAGTTCTGTGGCCATTGGCGCATGGATACGTCGGCGAGAGCGACGCTATTCTGCGCGAAGAGGCCCTTTCTATTTGCTTCCAAGCCTTTCTGAATGGTAGAGTTTCGGCAATGGCCGCTACTGCGCCGAAAGTCGATATGTATCGACTAAAGCTGAAAGCCTTGGAGATGCTTGGTCGTGCCTAAACCGCGTCCGCAGGTTGAGAACATTCGCCGGGATTTGGACTATGACCCGGAGACCGGCGAGTTTCGGTGGAAGGTCAGTCGCCCTGGCGTCCAGATAGGGAAGCGCGCCGGGAGTCGAACGGCCGAAGGCTACACGCAGATTGCCTTTGGCGGCATCTCACTCAGGGCAGGAATGGTCGCTTGGGTCTACATGACGGGCGAGTGGCCCAGCCTGCAGGTGGACCATATCAACTGCGACCGCGCGGATGATCGTTGGGCTAATCTGCGGCTTGCCACGGCCGAACAGAACGCTGCCAATAAACGGGCGCTCAGAACGAATACCAGCGGCTACAAAGGTGTCTGCTACCTGAAGCGCGAGGGTAAGTGGCGCGCCATGCTCGGCGCGGGGCGCAAACATGGCAGCGGCATTTATCTAGGCATGTTTGACACGCCGGAAGAGGCCCATGCCGCGTATGTGGCTAAAGCCCGCGAGGTCTATGGCGAATATGCGCGAGATTGATCCGAGCTGGTCGAAGCTGAAGCTGAAGGCGCTGGATATACTCCAGCAATCCGAAGCACGAAAGGAAGTCGCATGACGCTTTCAGAGTTCAAGGCGTGGTTCGAAGGCTTCACCGAGAGCATCGATGACGCGCCAACCGTGAAGCAGTGGGCCCGCATCAAGAAGCGCGTTGGCGAGATAGATGGCAGGGCCGTTACCGAGCGCGTCTATGTGGACCGCTATTGGCCGCCATATCGGCCGTATCCCTACACGTGGACCATCGGCAGCCCGACGTATTCGAACGCAGCTTCAGTGGGGCAGATCAGCGGCCCGTCTTATTCGTCGGCTGGTGACGCTGCCGTGTCCTCTACCTTCGATAGCGCTGTTGCGATGAAGGCGCTGGGTGCAGCCGAGGCAACCCTGCAGTCCTAGCATCCCGGCCAATCCGAAGCACGAAAGGACGCGGCGTGATGGCCCGCAGCAAGACGACATCGCCCAAGGTGGCGCAGCTCGCCGTTGCTGCTCTCAGGGACCCGGAATCTCCTGCCCGCGAGAAGAGTCTAGCCGGTTCCGTGCTGGCACAAGTCGAGCATCCAAACCCATTGGAAAGCCCGCCCCAGAGACGACGGGACAAGTCGCCACCCGACCAGTCGCGTAGGTCGCGGTTTCGTTTGCAGGGCGCATAGCGCGCCAACCCCAGAAAGGAACGAATATGGCAGTTGCATCTGGACGTTGGGCCGTGATCCTCAAGGAAACCGGCGAAGTCATCGACATCAAACTGATGGACGGCACCGAGCCGGAGATCAACCAGGATCAAGTCGAGCGCTACGAGGTCGAGGAAGTCGACGGCGGCGTGATGATCGGCATGGTCCGCGGCGGCAAGGGTGAGGCTGTCGGCGGGTTCGGATTTCCCGAGGAAGGCGGTATCGGTGATCGTTACGGAACGGGCGTCACGCGCCTCGCTGATGTGAACACGCCTGAGCGCGGCGTGGATCCGTCCACCTCCCATGCCAAGCAGCGCGGCACCGACACGAACGCCAAGGAATCGTCCGACGCCGATCCTGGCTCCGCGTCTCAGCCGGCGAAGAACACCAGGCCGGCCCGAAAAGCCGCCTGAATGAGCAAGGATGCCGCCAGTCCTGAGAGCACGGTAGGCGAGTTCAATCCGACCTCGCTTGCCGATCTGCGGGAACTGGAAAAGCGCGTCCGCAAGCTGGAGGAAGCCCGCAATGGCTCCTCCGCCGCGGATGGGGCTGGGACTGATGGGGATGCGGATTGACCGGGCGACCGTCTCTCTATGACCCTGCCTTTGTAGGGCAGGCGAGAAAGCTTTGCCGGCTCGGCGCCACTGACGTGGAGATGGCTGACTTCTTTGGCGTGAGCGTTGCTACGCTTTACCGATGGAAGAACGACCACCCCGACTTTTGCGAGGCCCTAAAGGAAGCCAAGGCTGAAGCGGATGCCCGTGTCGAGGAAAGCCTCTATCAGCGCGCCATCGGCTACACGCATGAGGCGGTGAAGATTTTTATGCCGTCAGGCGCGCCGGAGCCGGTCATTGTTCCCTATAAGGAGCACTACCCGCCTGACACGACGGCCGGCATCTTCTGGCTAAAGAACCGCCAGCCCGAGCGGTGGCGCGACAGGCAGGAAGTCACGGGTAAGGATGGCGGGCCGATCGAGACGGCCGATGTCAGTGACCGCGATAGGGCAAAGGCTATTGCCGCTTTGGTGGCGAAGTCGAAGGGCGACAAGCCTACGGCTCACTGATGGATGTCCTTGCCGAGTTAGAGTCTCTAGTCCGCGGCATGGAGCCCGCCGACAAGGCCAGTCTGGACAAGCTGATTGCGGACGAACTGCAATCGCCCTGGTTGCCCAATCCGGGGCCTCAATCGGACGCCTTCTACTCACAAGCGGACCTGCTTCTTTATGGCGGCGCAGCTGGCGGCGGCAAGACGGACTTACTGCTGGGCCTGGCACTAACGCAGCACAAGCGATCCGTCATCTTCCGCCGTGCTTATGTGGATTTGCGAGGCGTTGAGGAACGACTGATTGAGATACGCGGAACGCGCGAGGGCTACAACGGCGCGGACATGTTGCTGCGGTCTGACGGTCGGGTCCTGGAGTTTGGTGCTCTTGAGAAGCCCGGATCGGAGTTCTCTTGGCAAGGACGACCGCACGATCTTCTGGGATTCGATGAAGGCGCTCAGCTTTCCGCGTCCAAGGTCGCCTTTGTTCTCGGCTGGCTACGCACGACGCTACCGGGTCAGCGAACGCGCGCTGTCATCGCCTCCAACCCGCCAATGGGTGGAGAAGGGGATTGGCTGATTGAGTGGTTCGCGCCGTGGCTGGACCCGCTGCATCCAAACCCTGCGGCTCCAGGCGAAATCAGGTGGGCCATTACCGTTGGCGAAGCGACACGGTGGGCTGATGGGCCTGAGCCGGTCCTGATTGATGGCGACACCTACACGCCACTGTCGCGGACGTTCATTCCGGCTCTGCTTGAAGACAACCCGTATCTGCGTGAGACCGGCTATCGGTCGCGTATTCAAAACCTACCTGAGCCGCTGCGCTCGCAGCTCCTCAAGGGTGACTTCCTCGCCGGCCGGGAAGATGACCCGTGGCAGGTGATTCCGACAGCGTGGATTGATCTTGCCGAGGAGCGCTGGCGCAAGTCGGAACAGCCCCGCACCATGGATGCGATCGGCGTTGATGTAGCTCAGGGCGGGCCGGACGACACGGTTCTTGCGCCCGTGCGGGGCGTGCGCTTCGATCCGCTCGTCCGCGAGAAGGGCGTTGACACAAAAGACGGCCCTGCCGTTGCCGGGCTGGTGCTGAAGACGATGCGGCACGGCGCGGTGCCGGTGATCGACATGACGGGCGGCTGGGGCATTTCAGCCCGCGACCATCTCTCGGCGCAAAACATTGACGTCGAAGGCATTGTGTTTTCCGCCGCATCCAGCAAGCGGACGAAGAAGGGCGATTACTACTACGCCAACATGCGTTCCGAGCTGTGGTGGGCGTTCCGTGAAGCTTTGGACCCTGCGGAGAATGATCCTCGGGAGATGCCGGCATTGCCACCTGATCGTCGGCTAAGAGCGCAGTTGACCGCCCCCCGGTGGAAGCTACGCGGTGCCGCTGTTGTGATTGAGGCCAAGGACGAGATCAGGAAGCGGCTCGGCGCCAGCACTGACGATGCGGATGCAGTGATCCTTGGATGGCACGGCCGGACCAAAGCTGCTGTCAAGCGGCTCGTCAAGGTGAACCGGCTGAAGAAGCAGGCGCGGATGTCAGATCCGCTGGGGGATTTTCGTTAGCACGTTCCGCGTAGGCGCGGATCAGAATGTCTTGAGACTCCTTTGTGGTCTTGCCATCAAGTCGTCCGCTACTGAGCAAGGAAAGCAATATGGTTCCCTTCTCCAGAGCGGGGATTTCCGGGACGGAATCGGCGATGGCGAGAATGCGATGGTAATGATCCACCGCTTCTTGGGGGATTGGTGATCTCTTTGGCATGATCGAATGGTAGCACGGATCGCGGCCGCAACGCTACGGGATTTGAGCTACGTTGCCGCCAATCTCCGGCCAGAGGATCGCGAAGAAGTCGCCTGCCAGTTCGAGCAATGGACGCCTGTCCTGCTCGCCAGCCTGGCGCTTCGTGACCACGCCTACGTCGTGGAAATCAACGGCAACCCGGAAGCGGCGGTAGGTGCAGGGCAAGTCAGGCCGGGCCTCTGGATAGCATGGAGCTGGGGCACTGACCGCATGTGGCGGGCCGTTCCGACGATCACCCGCTTTGTGCGGGACGTGATGATCCCGGACATCATTGCTCAGGGCGGGCAGCGGGCTGAGGCCCGAGCCATGGCGAAGAACTTCTCGGCCCATCGCTGGCTGGAAAAGATGGGCGCCACGCGGCGCTGCGATCTGCCGAACTACGGAAAGAACGGAGAGCCCTTTCTGCTCTTCGACTGGACGAAAGGCAACCTCACATGACGGAACTTGGCGTCTACATCCTCGGCGCAATGGCGCTGGCCATCCTTGCCGCGGCCGGCTTCTGGGCCGCTGACGAGACAATCGTTGCCTGTGCGGTAGCGGCGTCGGGGCTCGCGTATGTCTCCCAAATCAATGGGTTCGTTTGCGTCGAAAGCGGCATCAAGCCTTTCGGCTGGGTCAATTTTGCTGGGCTGATCAGCGCCTGCCTCGTCTGGACCTTCGGCTTCCTGCAACTCGTCACCTGAAAGGGTTACGCCCATGTGTGTTCTCGGGGCCCTGTTCGGCAAGCCGAAGATTCCGACGCCCATCGCTACTCCGTCCACGCCACAGGTGGATGACGACGCGATCCGGCAGCGCCAGCTTGAGGAGCAGGCCAAGCTTCAGGGCCAAGGCTCGGCCGGCACGATTAAAACCGATCTGACTGCATCCGACGTGCGCGGCAAGAAACGCGTGTTGTTGGGCGTCTGACATGGCTTTGATGCGCGGCACCTTCCGTTCGGGCATGGGACGCCCGTGGTGGGTGTGGCGTATGTTGGCGAAGCGTGGCCAGGGTTCTGGCCCCGGCGGCGACACCACGCCTGGCGGGGCCAGTGGCGCGCTATTACTTGAGAATGGCAACGGCATTGAACTTGAAGGCGGTAGCGGTGTGCTGCTGTTGGAGGTTTAGGGCCTGATGGCGCGCATTCCGGTTCCGATCAGGCCGCCGCAAGTGAGAAGGCCTGATCCGCTGCCATCTGCTAAGATGACCACGCTGGCATCGCTCCCGGAGAAAGTGCCAGAGCCTCCGTCCGTGCCGCAGGTAGTTGTTGCTCCTCTGGCGCAACAACTAGGGCAGCTCAGTTCGGCGGGCGACCTGTCCGGTGATGAGGCTGTGCCCGTTCTGAAAAACGGGGCGGCACGACTCACAACCGTTGCTGACATCGCTTGGCAGGGGGCCGAGAAGGCCCTGCGTTCCATGGCAATGGGCAACGCGGCTGGTGGGGGTGGCAAGCGTATGCGGCTTCCCGAGGGGACGCCTGCCGAATTGCAGGACGGAGATGAGGTGGTCGTATTCAGGGGAGGCCAGCTAGTTCGCATCGCCCCTTTTGATGGCGGCGGGGCAGTCGCTGGCCCTATCGAGTTTTCGGGCGTTGGCCCGACTGAGAACGATGCGCCAGGGACCGAGTGGGGACAACTCGCTGTCGCCAACTCCGATGCTGTGTGGACGTTTGCTTTCGATGGCGGCGCTAACGTCGGTGGCCGCGTCGCAGTCACATCCGGCGGGGCTGTCAAAGCGGGGCTGGTCAATACAGATCGTGAGACAACACCAACGCTCAACCCCGTCTTTGTGGCGGATAACGGAGAGGGGTTAAGGGTTTACAATTCGGTGGCGCTGGCCGTTGCCAATGTGGCGGTGGAGCCGCCGACGAACATCCATCTGAGTTCGACGGTGGTCCGCGCTCAGTCTGACATTGGGACGGTCATTGCGAACATTACAGCGAGCGATCCTGATGCGGGTGAGACATTCACGTTTACGCTCCTAGACGACGACGGAGGTAAGGTTTCAATCAGCGGGGCCAATCTGCTGGTCGCCGATGAAATTCTCTACACGCTGGGGGCCACGGTCGAGATCGAAATCCGCGCCACCGATGCGCAGGGGAACATTTACGATAAGACGTTCAGCCTAGCTGTTACTCAATACCCTGGAACGCCGCTGCTGGCGCTCAGCCCTGCGGACGCGGCAAGCTACGGGTATCGTGTAATCCCCAGCGAGGGCCAAGTTCCAAGCGGAAATCGGTTCCAGCTTGTCTCACCGCTATCCCCGGTTCTCAACGGCGCGGTCACAAGGAACTACACGACTGATCCGCAGGGGGATCAACTGGCGCACCGCTTCACGACTGCTGGAAACGGCGGTGTGAAATTCGCCACTGCGCCGATTGGCAGTGGTTCCTGGACGTTGAAGGTTGCCGCAAAGAGCAATGCCGGCGGCGGCAGCATCACGCTCAAGTTGGGAGATCTGGATAATCAGACCGGGGCGGTTAGTCTGGCTGTCACTGAGGCCGGATGGACCTCCGCGACCTACACGGTTGACACGGCTGCTGTCCAGAAAGTGCTCGGCATCTTTGTTGGCGCTGGCGTGGCCACGGACGTGGCATTTGCCAACATACAGATTTACCCGAGCGGGGAGACCATTCCCGATTATGCCGATGAGGGGGCACAATACCTGAACTTGGTCGGGAAAACTGCTCTCGGTCCCGACTCGCTGTTTACGCTCAATGGGAACTCGTTCGAGGCGCCATTCACGGGGCGCGTCCAGTTAACACGCAATGGCGCCGATGCGGTGACGTTCACCGAGGGCACGTTCATGTATGCGCTCAAGCAGACATCGCTGAGCGACCCTGCTGAGAACTCTACTGCGTTTCTGAACGAGGACGGTTCGTCGGGCTTCTTTGAACTCTCGCTCGGGGCTGTGGCGAATGAGCTTTGGTGGCGGGTTCGGGAGCAAGCCCCGAATGCTCTGCCGGACGCCTACAACTTGGTTGACGAGGACTTCCTCGTCATCGGCGCTCGCCTAACGCCAACTGCAATCACGTTCTACCTGGACGAAATCCCGATTGAGACCAAGACGGGGACGTTTGCGCCCATAACAATGACGCTGCTGAACCTTGGAGGTAGCGGCTACGGCGACAACAGTGAGTTCTATGGCTACATCGGGCCGACCGCCATCTGGGACACGGCGCTTTCCGATGCTGATTACGCCCAGGCGGCCACGAGCGTAAAGCAGCGCATCCGCCAATATGGCGGGACCGCAGGACTGAAGAATTATCTGGTGGCCACTGGAGACAGCATCACGGCCGGCGCCGGGGCGACCAACTCTGAGACTTCGTATCTGGCTACAGCCTGCAAGTCGTTTTCGCCTAACCTGAAATACAAGAACTACGCTACGTCGGGTTGGGCGCTCGGCCAGATGGTCACGCAGCTCCCAACAGTGGTTGCTCAGATTGAGGCCGCGAATTTCGACGGCCGGAGGATTATCGCTCACGTTCTGGTCGGTGCAAATGGCATCCCGGCCATGAGCGACCTTCAGGACTATTGGACCGCGCTGAGAGATGCCGGGGCAATGGTGGTGGCCTGCACAATGCTTTCCACTGATACGAAGACGGCTGGGGCAATTTCGACGTTTAACGACGCAATAAGGGCGGCGTCGGCCTATTACGACGCGCTCGCGGATTTTGCCGCCGAGCCTCTTCTCGGCGGCAGCACGGCCTATGCGAACACGACTTACTTCGGGGACGGGACTCACCCCACCCAAGCCGGGCACACCCTCATGGCATCCATCACGGCGCCCGTGATCGCCGGGTTGATGCTATGATGCTGGAGGCTTAGACGATGGCTGATACGAAAATATCTGCGCTGACCTCGCGCACAACTCTAGCTTCTACTGACGAGGTTCCAGTTGTAGCAGGCGGCGCTAATTATCGCGCGGCTCTTAGTGCCCTCACCGCGTTTCTGGCGACAGCAACACAAGCCGCTGGGACGTTGACGGCTTCTGCCGCGCAAACGCTTACCCAAACATGGAACGCTGGTGCCGTCACGTTCACAGCCCTGCTGGTAAATGTCACCGACACGGCGTCCGCCACCGCCTCAAAATTGTTCGACTTTCAGGTGGGCGGCGTAAGCAAGGCCAGCCTGACCAAGGCTGGAACGATGTCCATCAGCGGCAACTTTACGGCCGCGCAGATAGCACCAACTGGTGCAGGGAACTGGAGCGCTTTCGGGGGTTATCACTGGTTCTATGGGCCGGGGATGGTTTTGGCGGGCGGCTTCTATGTTGCGGACTCAAACAACAACCAAATGGACGTTCCCCAATTTCGCCAGGGCGCCGGCATCCTCGCGCGGCGTAATGGAGCGAACGCGCAAGTCAACCAGCTATATCGGACATACACTGACGCCTCGAATTATGAGCGCATGGCCCTACAATCCGGCGCTGGATATTTCGAGATTGCCGCTGAAACGGCGGGCACAGGGACGGATGACATTGACCTGCGGCTGACGCCGGCAGGTACTGGGACCGTTCGGTATGGCACCCACAGCGCCATCGCAGCGGAGACGATCACCGGCTATATCACCATAAAGGATGCCGGGGGAACACTGCGCAAGCTGGCCGTGGTGTCCTAATGGCCCCATCCGTCCTCGCAGACAATCTCTACTGCGCCCAGGAAGCGGCAAGGAACTAGCTCCGCATGGCTTATGATCTCACCCCAGAGGGCCCGCGCCTGAATGGGGACAGGGAGCGTGCGCGCGACATTCTCCGCCGTCAATCGGAGATGGAGCACGTCCGCTCCCAATATGAGCACGTCTGGGAGGACGTGGCGACGTTCTGCGATCCGGACGGGCCGAAGATCAACTGGTCTGGCCGGATCGGTAGCTACACGGAAGGCAGCCAGGCATCACGGTCCGAGGAGCGCAGTCGGCAGATTTACGACAACACCATTGCCTCTGGCGTCGATCGGCTCGCGGCTGGGCTGGAAAGCCTGATCACCCCGCAGTCGGAGTTCTGGCACGGGCTTTCCACCGCAGCCATGAACGATGAGGAGACGCAAGAGGAGAAGGAATGGGCCGAAAACCTGCGGTCCTTCATCTTCAACGACATCCGCTATTCCGCGGCATCGAACTTCGTGCCGGCGATCCAGTCGGATTACCTGAACGTGGTTCGATATGGGCCAGCCTACCTCTATTCGGAGGAGGGGTTCGGCTCCCAGATCATCCGCTATTCGTCGATCCCGGTGAACGAGGCGTTCATTGCCCGTAATCGCTGGGGCGAGCCGGACATTTTCCACCGGCTCTACCAGCGCACCGCCCGGGAATGCGCTCAGAAGTTCGGTTACGACAAGCTGCCGGCCGCTATCAAAGCGCTGGTTGACGATCCGGACACCCAACTGGAGATGGTGTCGCTGATCCACTGCGTTCAGCCGCGTGACGAGCGCGCGATGTACAAGGTCAACGGCGAGTGGGAATACCTCGATACCGAGTTTGCATCCTATCACGTCATCGAGGCTGAGGAAGCGATCGTTTCGGAGAAGGGGTTTCGCACATTTCCGGTCTCCTGCTTCAACTGGCGCCGGGAAGAGGGCGACGTTTACGGTATCTCGCCGGTCATCAAGGCGCTAACCACCGTTCGGGAAATCAACGCGGTTCGCCGCACCGGGCTGCGCGCTTTGCAGATGGTCACGGACCCCGCGACAGCATCTAGGGCGGGGCTGGATTACATCCCGGTGCTCAACCCCGGGCAGAACTACGAAGGTCTGGTGGACGATCAGGGGCGGATGATGATCCAGCCCATCGCGACCGGGCAGAACCCGTCATACGCCTTTGATTACGCCAAGAGCCGGGCTGAGGACATACAGTCCATGCTCTACGTCAACCTGTTCCAGACGCTCGTTGCCAACCCGCAGATGACGGCAACCGAGGCGCTGATCCGACAGGAAGAGAAGGGGGCGCTGCTCGGGCCCGCGGGTTCTATCATTCAACGCGGCTTTGCCGCCAATCTGGATCGCGAGCTGAGCATCCTGGAAGCGAAGGGGCTCTATGCAGAGGATTCCCGCTTCCGCCCCCCGGCAAGCCTGTCAGGCAAGCAGATTCGGCCGACATTCACCAGCCCGCTCGACATTCTTAGGCGCTCGGCTGAGGCGCGCGACACCATGCAGCTTCTGAGCACGACCATCCAGATGGCTCAGATCGACCCGTCCATCATGGACAACATCGACGCCGACGAGGCGCTGAAGGTCATCCAGGCGGCTGGTCGCTCGCCAGCCAAGGTTATGCGCCGTCCGGAAGAGGTGGAAGCCCTCCGTGCGGCCCGAGCCAAGGCGCAGCAGGCGCAAGCGGGTATGGAAGCGCTGCAGGGCGCTGCGGCGATTGCGAAAGACGCAGTGCCGACTGCCATTCAGGCGCGGGATAGCGGGCTGCTCTCCGGAATGCAGCCGCAGGGGAACGCATAATGGCAAGAACCGTCCGGCAAAACTGGCGGGGCAATCTCACTCCGGTCAGGACTGCCCCGCTTGTCCGTGCGGTCGAGGATGGCTGGCAGCCGAAGTCTCCGACCGACACTGATCCGCGCGATGGAAAGCAGGCGCAGATCGCCCCGAGCGAGAGCCCCACGCAAGAGTTCGAAAAGCTGATTGCTGACCTGGATCGCATCGAGGTCGTCGACCCCAAGGATACCGTCCCTGTCATTGATCAGAACGGCCGCGGGCGTGCTGCTCGGGTCGGTGCGCTTCTGGCTGCAAACCGGGATGCCCTGGTCAGCCTGAAGGAAAGCGTCGTCGCCACCAAGCGGCAGAACTTCGCTAATCAGGAAGAAGCTGAGGCTGGCGTTAGCCTTACAGCGGTCATGACGCCGCTGCGCACGGTGCAGCAGATCAATGCGCGTCTGGCGAGTGAGGACGAGGCCGAGACTGGGTCCGATAACGTCAAGCTGATCACTCCGCTGCGGGGCAAGCAGCAGATCATCGCTCTGGTCGGGCTCGTTACTCCGGAGATGTTCGGGGCGGCCGGCGATGGCGTTACGGACGACACGGCGGAAATCCTCGCTGCCGCAACCGCAGCAGTGGCAGCTAACATGCCCCTGCACTTCCGCGGCGGCGCCGAATACCTGTTCAGTTACTTGCCGCTGCCGGACAATTTGCGGGCCATCGGCAACGGGGCGACACTGATCGCGGATGGCTCGGTCGGCGGGTCAAGCACGCCTATCGTGCAGGGCGCAAACTCGATCTTCGACGGATTCACGGTCGAGGCCACGATCCTTGCCACGGCAACCGACAACTTCGTCGGCGATGGCGCGACGACGGCGTTTGTGCTGAGCGCTGCCACCTCGATTACCTACCTCGATGTGAGTGTGGCCGGGACGCGGATGCCGGTTGAAAACCGCGCCGGACAGATGACCGGGACCGACAACTATACACACGCCGGTTCGACACTGACATTCACCGCAGCGCCGGCGAACGGCGCGGCCATCGTGGTGGAGCATCTGGACGGCGCCGAGCGTGTGGTGCGGACCGGCGCTGGCTCCAAGGTGCGCAACCTCGTGATCCGCGCTTCTCGTCCCTACGGCAACCGTGGCGAGGTCACTTACGGCGCGCTGCACGTCTATGACAGCGACTGCGAAGTCGAGAACGTGCGCGTCATCGACTACGGCAACGCATTTCAGGTCGGCATCGCTGGCGCCGCTGCGGCTCCGCCCATCACGAACATCTGGCTCCGCAATCTGACGGCGGAGGGCTGCATTCGCGGCGGGTCCATCCGCAACGTGTCGGACATCACTCTCGACGGGTTCCGCGAAGATGGAACGCACTATGCCGCGCGGCGCACGTCCGGCAACACCGGCCTGCTGATCGGTAGCGTCCAGAATGCGGACCTGACCCGCATGATATTTGTGGACAGCCCGGAGCATGGGTTCCGCCTGGGCGGCGAACTGAACGGCGAGCAGCAAAGCCGCAACATCCGGATCAGCAACTCGGTTGCCACCCGCCCTGGCGCGTCCGGCTTCAAGATCAACCCGAACGCAGGTGAGCGCGCCCAGCATATCTACATGGACAACTGCCATGTGATCGACGGCGGCCTGAGCGGTCCTGGCGCCGGCAATCACGACGCCTTCATGATCGAGAAGTGCGATTACGGCGTGTTCAACGGCCTAACCTGCCGCGCCGACGCCTACACCTATTCCCAGGGCTACGGGATCAGCGTCAAGTTCTCCAACAACATCGAGATCAACAATCCGGTCATCCAGGACACCTACGCCGAAGGCATCCTGATCACCTACAATGCGGATGCTGAGGACGGCGTATGTTCTAACGTCCACATCAAGAATCCGGTCGTGATCAACTGCGGGCACGGCACAAATATCCTCGGCGGGGGTGACGGGCCTTATCCGGCGGTCCGGATCGGGTTCACCGCGCTTTATCAGCCGACCGACATCACGATCGAAGATTTCTTTATCCAGAACCCCGGAAACGGGAAGGGCATCACGTTCGCTACGACGGGCCGCTCGGGACTGTTCCTCTTCACCGGTGAGTGCACTGATACCGGGCAGCCCTGGGACGGGCCGATTGCCAATGACCTCGACATCATTCTGAACATCACGCGGAACGGTGTTCGGTTTATGGGGCACCCGACCGTTTCAATGTGGCAGACCAACACGTTCGAGATTGCTGCGGCTGGCGATTTTGATGCGGCGGATACGGCTACGCAACACGGTGCGGTAATGCTGCGGGGCGGCACGCAGGCGGCTGGAGCGGGCGTTGTTGGCGCGGCTCTTGCGTTCTCTTCCTCCAATTCTGCTCGCCGGCGCCTTGTGTTGGCGCAGATTCAGACCGGCGCGAACGCGCGGCACTCCGGCTTGGCCGTATACGGCCAGAATGCCGGCATCGACGGAACCGACATCCTTACTCTCCTCGGTACGTTTGATCACCTCGGCGTGTGGGATGTGGTCGGCAGCTATGAGGTGGACGGAGTCCAAGTTGTCGCCAACCGCAAGACGGGGTGGGATGTCGATACGGGCACGGCGAAACGAACCGCGAACGCAACCTACACGGTGGGCACTGCGCTTACGGCTGGCGCGACCTATACGCAGTCGGAAATCACCGCCATCATCACGCGGCAGGCTGCGCTGGAGGCCGCCATGCGGGACGCCACGCAGACCATCAAGGCACTGAAGGACGATCTGCACGGCACGGCCGGCCACGGTCTGATCGGGACGTAACGCGTGAAAACCACAGGGCGAAGCGTTGCCCATTCCAAGCAGGAGGGCGGGCCGGTTGTGGCCCGTGCTGCGCTCGCCAAAGCATATGAGCGGGTGTTCTCGGGCAAGGATGGCGAGATGGTGCTGTCCGACCTGGCAGCGATCACCGGCTATTATCGGCGCCCGAACTATGCCGAGTGGATGATCAAGACAAAGGGTCCGCACGGCTTTGAGCTGCACAGCGCGCTTTGCAACGCGCGGGCGGAGGTGATGCAGCACGTCATGGATTTGCTGCTGATGGACGACGACAGAAAGGTGGCCCTGGAGCGGGCGGCCCGGGCCGAAAGCGGCCAGTAATCCCCGCGGCGTGGGGAACGCCGACTATTCAGAACCACGGAGAATGAACATGGCTCTCGGACAGCCTCGCCTTGCTGCGCGCCGCGCCAAGGCCAACACCTTTACGGTTGCGACCGTCCCGGCCGCCTCCACTCGTAAGGGGCAGCAGATTTACGTCAGCAATGGCGCCGCTGGTGCAGCGGTTATTGCCTTCTCTGACGGCACGAATTGGAAGCGCGTGGATACGCTCGCCAACATCACGGCGTCGTAATCCATGGAAATCCAAACATCTTCGGCGGATGCCGGGTCCGTGGCTGCGGAAACGCAGTCGGCGGGCAACCCTCCTCCGCCACAGCCTACGCCGGAGAACGGGTCTGCCGGCGACAGTGCTGCGAATAGCTGGTATAACGGTCTTTCCGAAGGCAACCGCAAGCTAGCTGACTCAAAGGGCTGGACCTCCCCTGAAGGGCTTGAAAAAGCCCTAACATCCTACGCGGAACTGGAACGCAAGCAGGGTGATTCCCTGCGCATTCCTGATCCAGACGCCCCGCCGGAGGAACTGGACAAGTTCTATTCGAAGCTGGGCCGTCCGGAAACACCTGACAAGTACGAGTTCAAGCGCCCGGAAGGGCTCCCCCCTGATCTGCCGTATTCGGACGACCTCGCGAACAAGTCGAAAGCTTGGATGCACGAGGCCGGGCTGAACACTCGGCAGGCTCAGGCGCTTCACGACCGTTTCATCGCATCGGCGGCAGAGGACATGGCGGCTCAACAGGCCGCTATAGCCAAGGCTGTCGAGACGACGCATGACGAGCTTGTCGGCGAATGGGGCCCGGCGGACAGCGACAGCTTCAAAGAGAGGCACGAGCTGGCCAACCGGGCGATGAAGAACCTTGGCCTTGTCGAGTCCTACCAGAAGGCAGGCATCCTGCTTCCTGATGGGGCTCTGACCGATCCAACGATTGCGCGAGCATTCGCGGAGATCGGCGAGAAGATGTTCCGCGAGGACACGATCGAAGCCGGAAATGGCGTGGCGGCGGGCGAGAACCCGTTCAAGCGCAACAAGGACGGCAAGATCACCAATCCAGGGGCGATTTCAGCGCTCATCAAAAATGACCTTCCCCGAGCGAAGCGGCTCATGCGGGAAGCAGGCGAACCAGCCTCAAACTGGATCTCCGAAAACCCCCTCTAACCGCTCGGCCTGAGAGCCGGGCTTTTGCCGCCGCTTCGCTGCCTTTGGAAAGCAAGCGAAAATGGCAGACGCATATACCAGGCTGTCGGATACCATCATTCCGTCAGTCTACGCCCGGTATTCCTTCGAGGAATCCGTGCAGACCCTCGACATCTTCCGGGCAGGTATCCTGTTCAATGACCCGGAGATCACGGGGCAGCTCTCGATGGGCGGCCGCTCCGTCGATATGCCCGGCTGGAAGGATTTGGGTTCCGACCCGTCCGAGCCGGTCAACGACGACCCGGCCGACTCCATCGAACTGAAGAAGATCGGCACCCGCAGGGAAACGGCGGCCCGGAACATCCGTGCTCAGGCATGGGGCATCCCGGACCTCACCAAAATCCTTGCCGGCGATGATCCCCAGCGGATCATTGTGCAGCGCCAGGTCAACTACTGGCAGCGCGCTCACAAGCAGACCCTGATCAAGATTTTGCAGGGTGTGATCGCCGACAACGTCGCCAATGACGGCGGCGATCTGGTGCTCGACACCAACGCCTCCATCACGGACACGGATGCGATCGACGCGGCCTACCTCATGGGCGACCGCGCCGACGAGTTCGTTGCCTGGTGGATGCACTCGAAGCAGATGAAGGTCCTGAAGAAGGCCAATCTGATCGACATGGTGCCGATCGCCGAGCAGGGCACGATGCTTCTGCCCTACTACATGGGCCTGCGTGTCATCGTGGACGACGACATTCCTGTCTCGACCAACGAATACACGGCGTTCATGTTCAAGCGCAACGCCATCATGTGGAACGAGCTTCCCGTGAACACTGAAGGCGGCCCGGTCGAGTTCGACCGTAAGCCCCGTCAGGCCCACGGCGGCGGCGTGACGGAAATGGTGGCGCGTCGTCACTTCGTCGCGCACGTTCCGGGAACGCGCTTCCTGGATGCGTCCACGGCCGGCGAGTTCGCCACCGATGCCGAGCTTGCCCTTGCGGCGAATTGGGATCGCACGGCGACCAGCGTCAAGAACATGACTTTCATCGCGGTACGTACTACCGAGGCGTAAATCTGGAGGGCTCAGCCTAGCACTTGTGCGGCTGACCTACACGCGAAGGGGCGGGGGCTAGTCTCCCGCCCGCATCACTCGGGTCAAGACTACTCCGAGCCACTGACGCACCGACATTGAGACGAGCATCGGCGCGCGCTTCTGCGGATGCCCCGCTCGGCTGAAAGCGCTGGCATCCATGTCGGCGCGCTCAAACCCGAGCAGTGCAAGAAGGCGCTCGTTCCGGATCGTGATCTGCATCGCAGAAATCTACCCTAGGAACATCATGCCATACAAGCCCACAGGAAGGCCGCCAGGCCGCCCGCGCAAGGTTCCGCAGCAATCCCGCCCGACAATGCCCGAACCCCTGCCCACGGCTAAATCTGAGCCCGTGCGCGGCAACCGTGTCCATCAAGGCTTCCGGCTGGCTGCGAACCTCGCCAATCCCGACCCGCGACAGACGGTCTACGACAGCCGCGGCCGGCCCAAGCAGCGCACCTCCCATCATCAATGGATCGGCTCAGGTAAATGACCGAAACCGATGTCGCCAACATGGCTCTGGGTCTCTTGGATGAGGCTCAGATCACGAGCCTTGCTCAGAACAGCACGGCCGGCCGGTTGGTGAACCTGCATTTCGCGCAGACCCGCCGCGCCGAACTGGCAAAGTATGCCTGGATTTTCGCGATGCGCTCGTCCTCCTCGGTTGGAACCGAAGTGGAAAACGGCTCCATGACGATGCAATTCGACATGCCGACCGACGCGGTGCGTATCCTGCCGCTCACCTATGACGGCGAACCCTCGGGCATTCCCATCAACTGGCGGCAGACCGGCATCTATATCTACACCGACCAGGATACGCCGCAGGTCATCCGCTACATCAAGGACATCACCGATCCGGACGAATGGTCGCCCCTCTTTGTTGAAGTGATGGCCGCGGCCTTGGCGGTGAAGATCGCGCTGCCGCTGACGCACAAGCAGGCGATGATCCAAGTGGCCCGGCAGGCATATGCGGATGCGGTTGCCACGGCGCAGAGGCAGAACGCCTTCCAACGCTCCGGGCGGCTCGATACCAACTCCTGGCTGATCCAGCGCGGCGACTACAGGTGGACCGCCTAGGATGGCTTTGTACCCCATCCAAGACGCGTTCATTAGGGGAGAAATCTCCCCGCGCCTTCATGCCCGGGCATCCCTTGATCTTTATCAGGCGGCGCTGTCCCTCTGCGAGAATTTCGTCACGCTACCCCATGGCGGGTTGCGCAAGAGGGGCGGAACCTACTTCGTCGGCGAGGTGAAGGACTCCGCCGATGTGACGCGGCTGATCCCGTTCATCTTCAGCGCAGATCAGGCCTACGCGCTGGAGTTAGGCGACCTGTATCTCCGCGTTTATGCCTATGGCGCCCGGGTGGGAACGGTTGAGGTCACAACGCCATGGTCGTCTGCCGATCTGGCGGACATCAAATTTGTCCAATCCGCCGATGTGATGTGGTTGGTTCACCCCAGCTACCGCCCGCAGAAGCTAACCAGGACCGCGCACACATCCTGGGCGCTGGAGGTGCTCGACTTCACGGATGGTCCGTTTGCCGCGGTCAATACCGAAGAAACCGAGAAAATGTATGTCTCGGCCGCCACGGGATCGATCACGGTCACGGCCGATTTCAGCGCTTTCGATGCGACGATGGTCGGCCAGCTTATCCGCATCGATATGGAGAGTTACGAGAACATCAAGCCGTGGGAGCCGGTCCAGGTCGTGACCGGCTCCAGTTCGCCGCTCGGCGAGTTGCGCCGTTATAACGGCAACGTCTACGAGTGCATGACCAGCGATTATCCGGGCGCAAATTTCCATCGCACCGGCTCCACTCCTCCGACCCACCTCAAGGGCACGGAATGGGACGGTCCGGGCACGTTCGAGAACTTCACTGCTGCGGATGCGCCGGACTATTGGACTGGGCTGGAATGGCAGTATCTCCATTCTGGATATGGCGTTGCTCGCATCACGGCTTACACCAGCCCGACTGAGGTTTCTGCAACGGTCATCACGGAATTTCCCGAGGAGGTCGTGGGCAGCGGCAACGCATCCTACCTCTGGCGCTTGGGCGCATTTGGAATCGACAATTATCCGGACAGCGTCACCCTATTTGAAGAGCGGCTGGTCTTCGGTGCGGGTTCGACCGTCTATGCCTCTAAGACCGGGGATTTCGACAGTTTTCGGCTTGGCGAACAGGACGACGACGCGCTTCAGTTTCTCCAGGCTGGCGGCGGCCAAGCCAACGGCATCGAGTGGCTGGCTGAATCCGAGGGTTCACTTGTGCTGGGCACGATCGGCGGCGTCCGATCCCTGTCCGGCTCCGGGCTTGATGAGGCGCTAACCCCGAGCTCATTCAAGAACCGCAAGTCGAAGACTGCCGGCACCAGCAACATCAGCCCGATCGAAACGGGCGTCTCGTTCATCTACGCGACCCGCGGCGACATCGCGCTTGCCGAACTGACACTCAACAGCGTGGGGCGCTTCAATTCGAGCGATCTTGCCCAGATTTCCGAGCACATCCCCAAGAAGGGGATACGGACTATTGCCTATCAGGAGCAGCCGGACCCGTTTGTGTGGTTCCCTCTGGATAACGGGCACCTTGGCTGCATGACGTATCAGCCCGCGCAGGAAGTGCGGGGGATGCACCGCCATGTAACGGGCGGCTACCATTCGGATGCGACCGGGTGGGCCGTTGTGGAGGATTGCATCGTCACGCCGGGACAAGCCGGGGAGGATGATGTCTGGCTTATCGTGAGGCGCACAAACGCCGGCGTGACCAAGCGCTTTATCGAGATGCTGACGACATCCTTTGAATATGGCGACCTCGCTGATGCGTTTCAGGTGGATGCAGGGCTGTCCTATTCTGGTGCCGCCACCAACACTGTCAGCGGCATGACACATCTCGCGGGGCGACTTGTAGATGTTTTGGCCGATGGGGTGGTCTATCGCGATTTGACGGTTTCCGGGGGCGGCGTCGTGACACTGCCCGCATCCGCGACAGCCGCAGAATGGCATGTTGGCCTTCGGTTCGAAGCGGCGGCATCCACGCTGGAACTGGATGTCGGCAGCAAGGATGGCTCTCTGCTTGGGCGCCGCAAGCGGGTCAAGGAAGTAATCCTGTCCCTGTTTGAAACGGACACCTCCGGCTTGGAGATATCGTCGCTGATCTCCGGGGCATGGGAGACAGCGGACGTGCCGGGGGTAGACGATGCTGCGGCGAGCCTTTTTACCGGGAACGTCCGTGTTCGGATCGATGACTCGTGGAGCGGGCAGGGGCGTATTTCGATCCGCCATGACGCGCCGACGCCATGCACCATCCGGGCCATTGTCCCGGTGTTCGAAGCGGAGCCGTAAGCGAATGTGCATTGATCCAGCAACAATGATGATCGTCGCCACGGTCGCTGGCACGGCGCTGGACATGGCGGGCGCGATCAAGCAGGGCAACGACGCCAACGCAATGGCGGAAGCCCAAGCCAAGGCACAACAGGCGCAGGCTATGCGCGAGCAAAAGGCCTCTGCCTTCGAGCAGGTGAGGGAGCGCCGCAAGCAGGATTTGCTGGCCGCTAACGCGCGCGCTCAGGTCGGCGCGTCGGGCGTGGCATTCGAGGGCTCGCCATCCACAGTTCTTGCCGCCAACACGGCGCAGGGGGAGCTGGACATCCAAGCCATTCAGTATGGCAGCACCTTAAGACAGAACCAACTTCACGACCAAGCGGCTATTACCCGCATGGGCGGCAAGCAGGCGCAGACATCAGGCTGGATCAATGCCGGCTCGGCGTTCGTGAGCGGCGTGAGCCAGCTTTATGATCCGAACAAAGCCGCGAAGTTTGGCGGCTCGGCATTCTCGCGCAATACAGGCGGGATGTATTGATGGCGCGCATTCCGGTCATCAACGCCACGCCGAACCTCGAAAGGGGCTCGGTCCTGCAATATCCGTCCGGTTCTCCGGTCGGCGGGGCTTTGCAGGGGCTGGGCGGATCGCTCCAGCAGGCCGGCGCTCGCCTCCGTGCTCAGAACGAGCAGATGGAGGCGGAGCAGCGGCAGAAGCTGGAGGCCAAGGCGGCTGAAGCGCGCCGCATCCAAGATCAGGAAGACACGTTTCAAGCCAACGTCATTGAGAACCAGACGACGCTTGCGGTGCAGTCGCTTCTGGAGGAGTCAGCAAAAGAAATCCCGGCAAACGGGGCCGGGTTCCACGACATGGTCGCCGGGCAACTCGACCCAGTCACCGGCGCGGCTCTCAAGCCGGGTAAGTTCGACGATGTCTGGAAGCGGATGCTGGAGCAGGTTCCCGAGAGCAAGCGGGCCCAGTTCGCAGCACAGGAACCGCTTTACCGGATGCGCGCCAGCCAGGCGGCGGCTCGGCTGGAATACACGCAGAAGCAGGCCAACTACGAGACCACATGGGCGGGGTTCCGGGATCAGTTCGGCCAGGGCATCGCAGAGAACGCGACCAGCAGCGACACGGTCGAGCTATTCCGGGAGCAGGGGCGCAAGGCGATCCAGGCAACGGACCTGCCGCCGCTGCGCAAGACTGAACTGCTTCGTGAGTGGAATCAGCAGTCGGCCGAAATCTATGCCACCGCTCGGATGGCACAGGACCCGGCATTTGCCGGTTCTGCTCGGCAGCAGTTAGGATTGGCGCCTGACCAGCCTGCGACAAGCTCCGATGCGTCTATCGTGGACCGCATCATCCAGGTTGAGAGCGGCGGCAAGGCCAACGCAAAGAACCCGAACAGCTCTGCGACGGGGTTGGGCCAGTTCACGTCCGGGACGTGGATGCAGATCGTCCGCAAGTATGAGCCTGATCTGGCTGCGGGCAAGAGCCGCGCCGAGGTGCTGGCGCTTCGTAATAACGGAACGGTTTCCCGCCGCATGGTGGGGCATCTCATTCAAGAGAACACGGACGCGATGCGTAGGGCCGGCGTTCCGGTCAATGATGGAACGACCTACCTCGCACACTTCGCCGGCTCGGGCGGCGCTATCCGGTTGCTTAAGGCCAATCCGGGCGCGTCGGTCGAGAGTGTTCTAGGCTCCGATGCCGTCAACGCCAACAGCTTTCTGCGGGGCAAAACCGCCTCGGATGTGATCGCCTGGGCGGCCAAGAAGGTAGGCAGTGCCGCTCCCTCCTCTGCGGGGCAGGGCAGCGGCGAGCCCGCCGACCCCATCCTTGCCGACATTCCCTTTGATCGCCGGACGGTGCTGGCCAATCAGGCAGACGTGCTTGTCAATGAGACGCAAGCTACCGAAAAGGCGCAGATCACAGCTGCCTACACCGCTTACAAGGATGCAGCCGAACTCGATGTTGTGTCGGGCAAGATCATGGATGAGTCGATCATCCTAGCCGATCCTACACTGACGGATGGGGACAAGGCGACACTGGTCCGGACTGTGAGGGCGCAGAACGAGGCAACCGCGCAACTGCGCAGTGATCTCCAGACGTTCACCGCCGGCAATCTGCTCCTTAACCCGGTTGACACTAACGACAAAGCGCGCGGCAACAAGCTCTACGACGACTTGGTGAAGCGCGTTCCTGAGGACCAGCTACCGGCGGTCACTGCCGAGTTCATCCGGCAAACCAACGTGGTGCCTAACTCGGTAGCTGCGGACATTCGGAACGGAATGTCTTCTAAAGACCCGACCGTCGCGGCTGCGTCTCTCGTGGATGCTGCCAACCTTTACAAGCGCACACCAACCGCCGTGGATAATATGGATGGCGGCTCCGAAATCCGTGACGCCGCCCAGGCATTTGAGCATCTGACGAATTACCGTGGGATGTCGCCCTTTGACGCGGCGAAGAAGATAATCGAGGACAATTCGCCGGAAGCCATTCGGGTCAAGGAAGCACTGAAGCCTGCGGCCGATGCTCTCGTGAAGGAAATTACGCCGGATCATGTCACGGGTCTGTATGACATTCCGTGGTCAATGTCCTCGCCAGAGGCGGGCTTTACTCCTGCCTTGGGTGCAGCCATGACGGCTGACTATAAAGAACTTCTCCGGGAGAAGTTTGTCGGCCCAGCGCATGGCGATGCAGATCTGGCGAAATCCATGGCTGAGCGCGACCTGAAGCAGCGATACGACATCACGTATGTTAATGGCACACCAACCCTGATGATGTTCCCGCCTGAGAAATTCTATGGTCCGGCTGGTGTGACCTCCGAGCAGTTGAAGCAGAAAGCTTTGGAAGCGGCTCAGGAAGAAGCCGACGGTGCGGAAGTCGTTGACTTCTTCTTAACCACCGTTCCGAACACCGTGAGGGATGTCTCTGCCGGACGACTTCCGCGATACGAATTGCGCTATGCGACTGAAGAAAACGGCCAGGAAGTCTGGCATCAAGTAATCGGAAGCGGGTTCGGATTGGGCGTTGCCGACATCCAGGCGTTGAAGCGGGGAACGCCGGAAGACCCGTCGATCCAAGTAATCCAGCAGCAGGCTGAAGAAGCCCGGAAAGCGGCCATTCGTGAGCGGGCAAGCGACCGGATTGACCGTCAAGAGACCCGGCAAATGAACCTGACGCCGGAGCAGAGGGCGTTGCAGGAACGCTCGGCTCCTTCTCTGCCCCCGCCGCCCCAAGTGGACTTTCCCGAGCCGCGCAAGACTATCTCTGAGGGCGCTGCCCCTGGCCCTAGTGCGCTTCCCACGGTTGACGCCATGGGCAACCAGACAGGTTTCTGATGCCTCTTATCCCGTGGGACGACGAGAGCGCTTATAGCGTTTCCAGCCCAGGCGCACGACTGCCTGCGATCGGGGATACGCCTGAGGTGGTGCGTCCGTCTGCATGGGAAACAGGTGTCGCTGCCCTACGGCATGACAACCCGGTCGCTTCTACGCTGTCCAATGTGGATGCAACGACGGAAGAGCTCCTGCGCAAGCAGGATGGGTTTGATCTCTATAAGCGCCTGAAGGACGACGGTCTGGAGGACGACGAGCCGTTTTTGGATGTCTTCAACGATAAGGCCTACGAGGCGCGCAGGGCTCAAGTCCAGATGGAGGCGCAGGACCGCAAGACGCTAGACGCGGCGGGGCTTTGGGGCGACTTGGCAAGCGTAGGCGCGCAGCTCGCTTCACCGGACATTCTTCTCCCTGGTGGCGCAATCTACCGCGGAGCGAAGGGCGGGTATGCACTGGGTAGGTCTGCGCTGTCGGTCGGCACTGCGGCGGTTGCCGGGGCGGCGGCATCCGAAACAGTTCTCCAGGGCACTCAGGTCACTCGCCCGGCCTCGGAAACGGTATTTGCTCTAGGCGGATCAGCCATTCTCGGGGCGGCGTTGGGCGGCGGTGCGGCGGCCTATCTTGGCAGGGCTCAGCGGCGCGCGCTTTCCAAGCAGATAGATCAGTTGACGCGCTCGACAGACCCGGATGATCTTGAGGCGAACGAGACGGCCGTCCGCGCGATGCTCGGCGGCGCCCAGTCGGCGGGCGCTGCTGCGAGCAGAGCCGCCACGTTGGAGGACAATACGGTTGCCGGCCGTGCAGCAGGCGCAGTCTTGACCGCATCCTCTTGGGCGCGCCTTAACCCGTCTGTCCGTCTAAACGCGAGCCCTCTCGCCAAGGTGCGTGAGGTCGCCAACAACATGATGGAGAATCCGCTTTACCTCAAAAAGAATTTTGAGGGGCAGGCGTCTGACCCGGCCATAGAGACCCTTGTTAAAGAAACAAACGGTAAGGTCGCTCAGGCCATTGTTGCGCAGAACGACGCTTACAAGGCACATCGTGCCGCCGGGGGCGTGCTAACCAAATCGGAGTTCCTCAGGGCCGCGGGCCGGGCTGCTCGGAGGTCCGATGAAAGCCCTGACCCGAATGTTGCCAAGGCTGCACAAGCCTGGCGGAGCGCCGTCATCGAGCCGCTAAAAGACGCTGCGGTCGCGGCCGGCCGACTCCCGGCTGATGTGCACGTCACGACGGCGGACTCGTACTTTTCGCGTCTCTATAACTGGCGCAAGATCGAGGCGAACGAGTTTCAGTTCAAGGGCATCGTGCGCAACTGGATATCGCGCCAGGTGGATGACGCAGCCGAAAAGTTCGTCAGCGCCGAGGATCGAAGCGCTTACATCGATGAAGTGGTCGAATCGATTTTCAACAAGATCACGGGTCGGGGCGATACGATGCCGCCTATCGATCTTGTCCCGACGACCCGTGGCCCACTCAAGGAGCGCACCTTCAACATCCCAGACCGGATGATAGAGGAGTTCTTGGAGGACGACATCGAATTGGTCGGTCGCCGCTACGCCCGAGTTATGTCTGCTGAGATCGAGCTTTCCAACAAGTTCGGATCGCCGGACATGAAGGACGTTCTACGTGATGTCAGGACGGGCTACGCCGATCTGAGAAAGACCGTAAACTCTGATGCGAAGCTGACCGCAGACGCGAAGCAGAAGAAACTGGAGAAGCTGAACGCGGCCGAAAAACGCGACATCACCGACATCGAGGCGATGCGCGATATGTTGCGGGGGGCCTACAAGGCCAGAGAGAACTCAGGGACGCTCAATCGAGTTTTGGCCGTAGCGGGAACGCTGAACTATCTCCGATCGATGGGCGGCGTGGTCGCGTCCTCCGTTACTGACGTAGCGCGTCCAATGATGGTTCACGGCCTAGGCCGCTATATGTCGGCCGGCGTTGTGCCGCTGGTTACCAACCTCAAAGCGTTGCGACTAACCGCAAAGGAAGCGCGGGCTGCTGGTATTGCGGAGCGCATTCTGAACTCGCGCATGGCGACACTGGCCGAGATTACTGACCCTTATTCGATGTCCTCGCCGTTCGAGCGGTGGCTGGAGAACGTGTCCATCGGCTTCTCTCGCCTGACGCTGATGCCGCTCTGGAACGATTTCCAGAAGCTGTTCACATCAGCAATGACGCAGGACCGCATCCTAGAGGGAGTGACCAGTTATGCCAGGCTGAGGGCTGAGGAAAAGACGTATCTTGCCTTTCTCGGTATCGACGAGAACATGGCTGCCCGCATCGCGGGCCAGTGGGATGGCACTAAGGACGGGACGGTTCGCATCGCAAACACCGAAGCGTGGGACGACCCTGTAGCGGTCAGGGCCTTCCGCGCAGCAATAAACAAGGATGTGGACTCCACCATCGTCACCAAGGGCATGGGTGATGTGATGTTGTGGCAGCACACTCCCATTGGGCGCACAGTTCTGCAATTCAAGAGCTTTGCCCTCGCTTCGCACCAGCGCGCCTTTATGCGCGGGCTGCAAGCCGCGGAACTGGGCGTTGATGGCGGCCGCGCTGCTCAGTTGGCCGGGCTCCTAAGCGCGACATCAATTGGCGCCTTCATCTATTTTATGAAGAGCGTTGAGGCGAACCGAACGGAAGATATCAGCGACAACCCTGGCCGCTTCATCGCCGAAGGATTGGACCGTTCGGGCTTGTTCTCGGTCATGTTCGAAATCAACAACACGGTGGAAAAGGCATTCGGCTTGGGTGCGTATGCCTCTTTGCAAGCCCTGTTCCCCAGCGATGAACAAGCGGGGAAGGCGTCCCGCTACATGCAGCGAAGCGTAGCGGCGAGCTTCACGGGCCCAACGGGCGACTTCATCGATACAATCGCGCGCGTGGGCACTGGCTTGCAACGTCGAGACAAGCAGGGGAACTATACGGGCCTTAACGAAGGCGACGTGAACGCTATCAGACGACTAGCTCCCTTCGCCACCTTGCCAATCGCTAGGTCCGTGGTTGAATATGGGATTATGCCGGGGGCCAGAGAGGCTGTGGCGGATTGAACGGACGTTGGACAAAAGCAGCAGAATGGATTGCCGTGGGCCTGATGTTCGTGGGGATGATGGTCGGCGTAACATACTGCGCCGACCGCTTCGGCAATCCTGGCGCGTCGGTCGGCCCCTCCGAGTGCGGGACCGGGCCAACCAAATGGGATTGCTAAGAATCTGCGCCCTGGTTCTCCTGTTCCTTCCGCAGGTCGCAGCGGCCAAAAACTATTCACCATGTGGGCTGCCACTTGGCTCCATAGAGCCCGATCCGATACCGTCCATGTCATGTCATTCCAACATGACGGATATCGAGGTTGAGCTCTGCCTGAGGGATTTGCAGCGGCGAATCCGGGTTTACGCTGGCAATCAAGCAGGGTTCCGAGCCCAAGCCGAGTGCCTTTGCGAAGCGCTAGCGGAAGTCATGGGGAGCAAGGACTTCAGCCCATACACCGCGTTTGGCCACGAGTGTTCCTTTCAAGCGCCATAGCCGATCCGCCCGAGTGTCCACGACCAGCCCGCCTCTGAGCGGGCTTTTTCATTTCCACCACGGAGAACAGCATGACGACGTTGGAAATCCAACGGCGGCTGAAGGCGCTTGCCTTTGATCCGGGCCCTCTGGACGGCGCAATGGGCCCAAAGACGCGGCTCGCCATTCGACAGTTCCAGAGCAAGAGCGGGCTAGCAGTGGACGGCGTTGTGGGGCCTGAAACCAGCGCCGCGCTGTTCCCGCCGAAGGCGCTTGGAGCGGTCATTCAGCCCGTGGCCCGGCCGCCCTGGTATCTGGAGGCCGAGCGTCTCCGCGGCACTGACGAGGTGAGAGGCTCCGGCAACAGCTCCGTCATCATGGGCTGGGCTCAGAAGCTGGGACTTTGGTATCCCAATGATGCGACCGCCTGGTGCGGGCTTTTCGTAGCCCACTGCATCGGGGTTGCACTGCCGGATGAGCCGCAGCCCTCGAACCCGCTCGGCGCCCGGAACTGGGCCAAGTTCGGCGTAGCCTGCTCCCCTGTGATCGGTGCGGTGCTGGTGTTCTCCCGGCCGGGTTCCTCGTGGTCGGGCCATGTCGGCTTTTATGCTGGTGAGAGCGCCGGAGCCTTCGCGGTTCTGGGCGGCAATCAATCCGACAGCGTGACCGTCACCAACATAGCCAAATCGCGGCTCCTCGGGGTCCGGTGGCCGAAGTCCGTCCCGGTGTTCGGGGTCAAGACTGTGGTCGCGGCCGGCAAACTTTCCACCAACGAAGCGTAAGGAGTTTTCCCATGCGTGCTTTGCTCATTGCCGCAGCATCCCTGGCGCTTGCCGGATGCGTAACCGCCGGTCAAGCTGACAACGCCGTGGCCACGGCGTCTCAGCGGCTACAGACCATCTGCCGAGCCGAGCCGGCCGTGCATCTGGCCTTCGTCGTGCTGACCGGCCAGCAGAAACTTAGCCCGCGTATAATTCGAGCCGAGGCGCAGGCACACGCCGCAGTGACGGCCGTCTGCACCAATCCGCCGGAGAACGTCACAGCGGCACTGGTGACCGCGGCCGAAGCCTACGCAGCCGTGCTGGAAGCCAGCGCGCAGGCCGAAGGAGTATAGCCGTGGATTCTCGCACCCTTGATGCTGTCGCGGCTGGGCTGAACAAGGCCGCCGCTTCGCCTACCAACGATCTGCGGGCCAGCGATGTCCCGGCCGTTCAGGCGGTCGTGGCCAGCGAAGTCCGCAAGACCGAAATCCATCTCGCGAACCAAGAGCCTTTCTTTCAAAGCCGCGTCACGCTGGGCAACCTGACGGGTATCCTCGCCAGCTCCGGCGTTCTGTATGCAATGGTCGCGGCGCGGATTTATGATCCTGAACTTCTGGCGCCGCCGGTCCTAGCCATCCTGGGCAATGTTTATTCGCTCTATGGCCGGTGGATGGCTCGAAAGCCGATCGGCGCCTGAGATGTTCCTCGCCGTTCGAATAGCCACTGGCGTCACCAAACACTTTCCGGTTCGCGTGGCCGAATGGCAGAACGGAGCCATTCTGTTCGGCATCGGCCTCTGGCTGTGCAATCCCTATCTGCTGACGTTCCACAGCCCCAGCTACGCGATCCTGCTTGAATGGGCGCGTGAGGGCTGGTGGGGCATCTTCTGCACCGTCATTGGCGGCTCACGCCTTGTGGCACTGATTGTCAATGGCACGCTCCGCCCGAACAGCAGAACCCCGTATGTCCGCGGCGCGATGGCATTCCTCGCGTGTCTGGTCTGGGCGCTGCTTGGGCTGGGGATCGCCTTCACGCCGAACCCCGGCCTGGGGGTTATCATCTATCCAATTATGTTCGTGACCGACACCTGGAACGTCTGGCGGGCCATGAGGGATTCCAACCTCGCAGCACAATCGCGGTTGGATCATGCCCGCGACGCCTGACCCCGGAGCCGTTCCAGCCTGGATACAGGCAGCCGTGGCTATCGGCGGCTTTGTCGTCGTTTCGCTTGTCGTCGTCTGGGCCAAGATCAAACCCATGCTGATGCCGGACGAGGCGCCCCACAGCATGTCGTTCCGCGGCGCGGCCATCGTGCAGGATGGCCATGTGATGGTGGAGCTGCTGACCGAAATCCGGGCTCTCCGCGCGGAAATGCGCGGGCTTGCGGCAGAGAAGAAGGTCCGCGATGAAATGGAGGCAGCACACCGGATGGAGGAGCTTCTGGAGAAGCTGGAGCAGGTAACGAAGCCTCCGGGCTCAGCCTAGTCGTCAGGCTTGGCGGTCTGCGTTATCATCCAGAGAACGAACACCCCATTGGCGATGGGCAGCCATAGCCAACTCCAATCGCCTGCGTGGATCATGCCTCGCGCCGTCCATCCTACGCTAATAG